AGAGTATCTTCTACTCCCTTCCCAGCCTTAACCATGCGCTGTATAGTGCCAAAAGCATTGGTCGCTATACTAATCGCTGTTATCGGGTCGATCATTCAGCAGCCCTTCTATTCACTCAGATGCTGATCGGATGTCTTTAGCAATTCCTTCGACAGCAGTTGCAGACCCTTTGCCTATACCCTTAGCGGTATCGGTAACCATAGTCTGTGCTGAGTCTACAGTGCTGGTGACAATCTCTTGCGATCCATCAATAGCGCCGTTGAAGGTGTTGCATCCAGCTAAGGCCAATAAAACGATAGGTAATAAAATTTTCATTTGTTGCTCCAGTTATTGTGAGTCAGAATCTAATGATTCTTGAATAGTAAGTTTAGTTCTTGATTCAGTTGTGTGTAAGTCCATCACATGCTCATTATAAATAATAGGGCATGAAAAATCACCTGAGCCAAAGTCGTGAGAATAAGTTCCAGATATTCTAAGCTGGCCGTCAGATGGGGTGTCGTATGTTAGGGTTATATCCATATCTTTACTCGTTTATTGTAACGTCAGAAGTTCCATAACCATCCCATTGCGATGCAAAGTTTGCAAGGTCTCCAGAAGAAAAATCATTAGAGAACCAGCGCCATTCTTTGCGCCCAGTAGACCCTGTCCCTGTGGAGAAAATGAAAGCGGTAGAAGGGGTCAAATTTGCTGTGCCGCCCGTAATCTCAACGTCTAAAGAGGTAAACCAATCGTCAGCAGGAACTGTGCCGTCTGCTGCGTTATAAAGGATAAACCAAAAAGCGGAATTGCCTTGCTCAACGCCACCGCTTACAGATACCCTTCGGTAAGCATCGCGAATAGGATGTGACTTACCCGCGACTGTTAGGCTAGTAGGCGATACAGAACCAACATCTGGGTTGCGCTCTTCACGAAAACCATAATAGACCGCAGCCGTAAATGTGTCTGTACCTTCTGTTACAGTAAAAGACTGTCCGGCACTTGCTCCATACCACTCATTGAAAGACATCTCAACACCGTCAGCTTTTCCTATTAGCGCACGGATGTCAGCATCATTAATGCTGGCTAGGGTTGCCGTAGTTCCGCCAGCCTCGATGTGTATCTCATTGAGACTTATTGTGCCACTAGCCGGTAAAGCCATTAGATTGTCCCGTAAGCCGTTACGTTACCTACTACAGTTAAGTTACCAGTTGTATCCAACTTGGCCTTAGCCGTGCCGCCATAGCTTATAATCAGGTCATTACCTGAGACTGAGAACTGCCAGTCACTTGCTCCACCCTCAATGGTTGGGGTAGTAAGCGCAGGAGATGTCAAAGACTTGTTCGTCAGGGTCTGTGCGCCAGTCAAAGTTGCTACAGTAGAGTCTATGTTCAGGGTGGCAGAGCCGCTGGTAGCGCCACCTGATAGACCTGTACCTGCAACTACAGAAGTAATAGCGTCAGTAGTGTATCCAGAATCGTTAGTCCACTGCGAGATGTTGCCTGATTTGTTGGTCAGTGTCGCTGTGCTAGAGGCTGTCAACGCGCCAGCGGCTGTAATGCTAGAAGCAAAGTCGGTGCTGACCGCCTGATTTGATCCGTTGCCTAAAAAGAATTTACCGTCATTCAGATTGGGTACAGCATTGGTTCGACCCGCACCCATAACCTTTATGCTACCAGTTGATGCGTGAGAGCGCGTAACCTTAGCGATCTTTTGGATTTGTGACGATTCGCCAGTAGGCGCAGTTGTAGTCAGTGTTCCGGTATCGCTGACGAATAGTTCATCACCTTCACTGAATGACGATGTATCTAATCCCTGCAATGTTCCGAATGTAACGACAGAGCAATCTGCATTCAGCGATACGGTAGCATCAACAATACCAAAGCAAGGCATTTTGTTTGCATCGTTGGCATCGGCTTTACTGACAACAGTTTTATTGCCGCTGATACCTGAGATATATACTGGATCGCCTTTAGTTAATGCCTCACCCGCCTCACCCTTGAACAGAATCGCGCCAGTCAGGTCACCATTAAATCCAGTAGCTTCTACTTCACCTGTAAACGTAGCACCAGTTAGTTCAGCATAACCAGTAAGATCAGCAGACTCTAGCTTGTCCGTATTCAGGTTTGTAAAGTTAGCATCAACCTCATTATTTGTCAGGGGCGATCCTTTGGCCGATCTTGTAGTAATCGTAGACATTGGTAGCCCCTTCTAAATTAGGATGCAGTTAAAGTAATAGTCCAGGTAACTGACATAGTATCATCAGCTTCCTTATTTACCACTGAGAACACTGTGCGGCAAAGCATAGTTCCGCTTGATGCGGCGTTAAATATGCCTGCCTCTGTAACCGCACCAGTGCCTTCACCAGCCTCGAAAGACGAAACATAGGTAATGGTATTGCTAGAAGCTGTAGTGCTGTCTAACGCTTCCCTAGAGCCTAGAATCGACTCCAGATCAGTATCACCAGCCGCAGCAGCAGTAGTGCCTGAACCTAATGCCATGTGAGACATTACGTTAGCAGAAGTTCCGGCCATGCGTGAGCATATAAACTCTAGTCCTGCCGACACAATCAGGTTATTGATTTCGCGCTTCTCTTTGACATTGCCCTTTTTGTCTTTTAGGACCAGGGCAACATCACCGCGCAGCTTTAAGTTTTCCTTTAACATGTATCACCTCTAAAAAGATCGGCTGTAGCCGACATAATCTTCTAAAAAATACCCAAACTCAGCATAACCTTGGCCGCGCAGGGAACCAGAATCCGTTGATGCGATTGTATCACTTTTTGACTTGACCTGCTCCCTAACTGGGCTGTCAGATAGCGAAGCAAGTTCAGTGCGAACTTTAACAAAAGACATCTCCTGATCATCCTGGGCTGTCGCTTCACCATCCAGGTCATCAGTAGCAAATAACCCTTCAGTTATGAACTTGTGAAAATCCATACGGCGATCATCATCAGATGCGGATGGAGACTCGGTAAAAGCGCGAATAAATAACTTAGCAATCAATAATTGGTCTGTAAATCCTACACTTTCAGCAAATGATTTAGCGGGACCCTTAGAGGGCGTATCGTTTACGCCTGCCTGGTCAGTTAGTGACTTTAATGCCTGTAATGCAAGCGCATCTGTAATCTGAGGAAGTTCAGTTAAACCTTTGCCTACTTCTTGGCTTTGTATGTCACCAAGGGCAATGCTATCTTGCGGATTCTTACCATGACCTTTCACAGGTGATTCTGAAACTAATCCGCCATCTTGTTTCGGCTTGTTTACATTCTTTGGGATTCGCTCAGTTAATGAAACATCATCAGTCTTTGGCTTTGATATTGAACTGCTGTAAACGTCATTGCCTAAAGCTTGATCGCTAATGTTTTTGCCAAATGCCCTCGCTACAACTTCAGCCAACCCAACAGCTTCTGTAAACTCTCTAGCCAGGATTCGTAATGATATTAATATAACGGCTGCTTTAGCATAGTTATACGATATTTCTGATTTTGCTCTGCGTTCCTCAATTTTAGCTATTGCGTTATTTAACTCGATCTTAGCCTTTGCTCGTCTTTCAGCAATTTCTGCAATAGCATTATGAAGAATTACAGATAGTTTTATCATGCAAAGTCAGCGCGAATATAAAACTCTATAATCTCAAATACGGTTTCAACGGTATTGTCACTGAAGGTTATTTCTATTTCTCCTTCATAATATCCCTCTGTACGATCTAGCTGCCCAGCCTCAAACTGAAATATAGCGATACCATTCTCAAGGTTGGTTCCTGAGTTACCAGCGGTTACCGTAAACAAAGTTGAGGTAGACCCTTTTTCTCTAACCTTTAACCTTACAGTTCCACCAGTGCAATCAATGGCACTTCCGTCATTTGCCCTGGTTAGGGTTGCCTGTATAGATACACCTGTATCGTCTTTAACTAGTTGATAAATCATTTTCTACTCCGGCTTAGTCGGCCATATTATATCACTGAGATCGGTTACATCCGAATTGTTAGCGGGTACATCGCGCAATGCTTGCCTGTATGTTGCCCACTCTGCTTTTTTAGCGTCTGTTAGCTGATTATCTGACACTTGAGTCCAATCTGATTCTGATAATTTATTACGCCTTTTAGCCCTGATAATTTTTAAAACCTGATTGTTTAATTCTGCTTCTGTATATGTCGGCTCTGGCCTATCAACAATGTTTCCATCAACAATCATTTTAGATGCGTCATCTGCCTCGCCCTCTATCACAAACTGCCCATCAATAGCTTGCAAATGCAAATCATGTTGAGAACATAAACCTGTTCTAACTATTATGCCATCGCTACCATACACGATATAAGATTTCATTTTTTAACCTCTAACGTAACTAGCGAGCGGTTGCCAATTTTGCAATTAGGATTGTTCGAAACCGATGGAACATCGGCAACAAATGTATAAGTTACTGACCCTGCTGCTGGCGTATCTTTAACAGATATAGAAAACGGGTGAATAGTTTTTTGACCGTTAGAATTAAATCTAAATATATCTATTGGAGTAATTGCGGCAATTAGCGTTCCATTACGCAATATTCTGAATCGTAGTTGTACATCATCACTTGTAGAGTCATCATCATCGCCATAGTAATAGCAACTGGCAGAAATGTTTACTGGCGATCCAGTTGTAGTGTAGGTAACTGTTTGTATCGTTACCAAACCATCATTATCATCAACAGATATTTCGCTTGATGTAAATGCGCTGTTGGGCAATGTAACTGCTCTACCTGCAATCTGTAATGTATCAACCGAAAGGTTAGCAATTTTGCCCGTTGTAACTGCTAAATCATCAATCTTTGCTGTACTGACTGCAAGATCATTTATCTTTACTGTAGTAACCCCATCATCACCAATTACTAAAGTTTTTTGCGTTCCATTAGTTACAACATCAATGCCAACACCATCAATCCTTACTCTATCTGCTTCAATAGTACCTGTCTTTATTAGGCCGCCATTTATGGTAGTAATTTCAGTGCTAGAGGCATTTTCCAGTTCAGAGTTTAGATTTGTAAATGTTACCAAACCGTCAAACTGTGTAGATGCAAACGGGGTAGAGAACGTAATAGTTTGAGAACCGCCAAATGTGGCTTCTGTAATGGTAAAACTACTTGCCCAGAATTTACCATCTGCACCATTAATAGTTGGCGGGTTCTTCTGCCAGTTTGCAGTCAATCCGCTGAATGATGCTGTGTCGTAATTGTACGATGTCGCGCTTGGGGTACTAGGAGCATTAGCACTAGAAACAGTGTAATAGACATATCCATTATCTGCTCTTGGCGGTGAAGCAGGAGCATTGGTTGTGGCGCTTACTATTGCGCTAAATGCTGACTTGTTCCCGCTGTAATCTACGGACTTAATCTTATAGAAGTAATCTTCTTGATCATCGAGAGAGCCATTAACGAACGATGAGGTAAGGCCATAACCTCCAGCAACACTAGCTATCGCAGAATATGTTCCACCTGTAGTATTTGATCTGTAAATCTCAGCGTTTGAAAAGTCTTTGTCCGATGGATTTGTCCAGGCAAGAGTTATCGATCCCTGGCCCCCAGTGGCTGAAGGGCTGCTTACCACTGCTGGAGCGGTTGTATCCCCTGATGATGCTCCATTAGCTGTAATTGCATCACTCTTAGCACCAATTGCACTAATCGCTCTTACTCGCGTGTAGTACGTTGCACCAGCCACAGCAGGGGCTATGGTATGCTCTACATTGCTTGTAATTATAGATTCAAATGTAGTGTTATCCGTAGACCACTCAAGTTCATACTGCGACACAAAAGAATCAGTACTTGCAACCCAGGATATAGTCATAGCCGGGACTATTGTTCCGTCAAGGGCAATAGTAGTGCTTGCAGTAACACTAAGATAGGTAGGGGCAGTGACAGAAAACGGATCAGGTAGGTCTGTATCAGGGTAATCCGTTTGCTCGACTGATGTGTCATAAGTATAAATAGACGAATCATATTCAAGCAAACTGACAGAGCATGTACCGTCATAATTCATAACAATGCCCTCAACCTGGAACGGCTTTGCAGTCCAACCAGGCGTAGGGTGAGTAACTGTTACTACATCCGCTACTGTCAACTGCAACGACTCGCTAGTAGCGTTAAATGACGCTCTAATAGCATTTCTAGATCGCTTTAGTATTACCCTAGCTAGGTCTCTTGCCGCGTAGTAATTAGTTATTGTGTGGAGTTCAATTTCCTCAACAAGTAACGTCCCATTGTCTTCTGCAAGAAGCGCAGTTTCATCGCTAGAGCCTCCGGCTGGCCAGACGGCCTGATCAGGCTGATAATCAACTGTGGGATTGGCAAACTTAGCTAATACTCTATTAAATTTGTTTTCTTTAGTTTCCCCGGCAATAGCTATCCCACCGACAATATTCTCTTTATCAAAAGCAAAGACGCTGGACCTGGCCCTGTCAATGATAAGACTATATTTGCCTTGAGTGTACGGAAGAAAGCCCCGGCAACCCATCAGCATCTTTTCTAGGTTATCAAATAGAGTCTCATCGGTTTGCAAGACAGCATTGCACTCAAATATCTTGCCTGTAGTCCCGCCGCTATAAAACGTAACAGTTTCATCACAGTCATCTGCTGCGTCCTCAAAAGCATCATCGTCTATTGCGGAGGCAGGAAGCCCCTTACCGTATCGATCATTAGTTAGGTAGTCTCTAATACACAAAGCAGGGTTATTGCTCCATGCAGTGCTTGAATCTCTAGGGTCAAACACCTTTCTCCCCTTAACTACCGCAGTAATTTCAGGCATCCCTGAGAAAACATCTTCATCCCACTTCAGCTTTATCGCAAGGTATGCAATACCACTCAGTTTATGGCTTGATGTCCAGCCTGCGTTTGCCTCAGTAAGAAGCGGATCATATACCTGGTTATCGGCTCCAGTGTGTACGTTTATGGTATAGAGGCCAGAGTACTTACTGTTGGTAATTGGCTTGTCATCAAGGTGTATGTCAGTAATTGACTCCACTTCGCCTTCAGCCATAGCCAAAGCAATGTACAGAAATTCGTTCTTATCGCCACCAATAACATCTTTAGTGGATACGAATACCCTTACCCCGCCGACCCTGCGTTCACCATATATAACAGGGATAGGCTCTATGTTTGACTCTTTGTTGATAAGAACGCCAGCCATATCTGCTGCGGCTTTCTTGGCCTTTTTCATGGCCTGTCGGGACATCACATATGAAACAGCGGTAGAGGCCGCAAATATTGCCGCAAAAACCCAAAATGACATTACTTACGCCCCCATCTCAAATCTTTAACTGTCTTAGCGGCAAACTCAAACCCGTCATCATTGGGAAAGTGTATCTTCTGTGAGTTGTCGTTTGTCTTCCGACCGTTCTCTTTCTCAAAGTCCTTCCAGTGAGAAGCGCAATTGATCGTCACATCACTTGTTGTTTCTGTGTCCTCGATAGAATAGCCTGTCATCAACCCATCAAATACCAGTATAGGCTGACCAATCACCGCGTCAGAATCATCTAACACTGCCCGATAAATCTTGACTGGCCGATCTATGTAATCTTGAGAAAGGAACAAACTAACGTAGGATTGCTCAACGCCAGATAAAGTAATGTCTATTGTGTTGACCCTAAGTTCTGATGTTTCGGTGGCATCACCTGCCGACAGAAAGTGCGAACTACTAGTCCAAGTTGCAGATAGAGCAGAAATATTTCTGTCCCAATCCGTAAGATACAAAGCGGTGCTAAACTCTAACTTAATTAAAGTTGCTAGGTTAAAGTCATCCTTTGCAAGTTCCGCAATAGTCGATGCGTCTATGCCTCTTGTCATTATATTGCCTCAATGAAATCTACTTCGTAGTTTACCAGAGAAGACAATCCCAGGTCATATTCTTGCACATCATTGTTTAACCGTACCAAAAACGGTACGTTATCGTAAGTAATCGCAGTGTCGTTTGCTGTAGCCTGCCTAAGACCAGGCTGTATGCTAAGAGTGCCTGGTCCAGTTAAGTCTGAGACAATCATATAAACCTTCGTATGATTAGCAAACTTGATCACATCTCCAGCCTTTAACGTCCCAGAAAGCCCATCTATAGCAATTGAGGTCTCGCCTATAACATCTGCCCCTACCGTCTGAACTGTCCCAGATGCGTTACCTGACTTAGTGCTGATCTCAGGAAGTACGATAGTAAAGGTCTCAGCCATTCCTCTCTGAGCCATAATAAAGGCCATAACAGGCGCGAACTGAGTCCTAGTAAGCGCGGGATACGTTGCAGAAAACTCAAAGCGTTGCCCGCCAATATTCCTAACCTGAGTACGCCCAGACACGCTCGTGCTGGAAAGGTTGTAGTGAACGCTGTTAAAGTTTACGCCGTTAAATACTGGGTCTGCTGGGTATGTTCCACTCATGCGACTGATGGCCTCCCTCGATCATTGACTGCCTGGTTAATGATGTTAACAATCTGGCCTCTGCGAGAGTTGAGCAGTCTATCAAATCCTGCGGTGTCATTAGCCTGTATAGTAAAGTTTACATTTACCACTTTAGACTCTCCCTGGCCCTTGTGCAGATCAGTGATCTTTTCATTCGGGTGAACCATAGCCAATCGACCACCCTTGCCGTCCATGCCTCCCGAACGAACACCAGAGCCAGTTAAACCGCCGCCTTCAAATGAGGCCAATGTCTGACCGGCAATAATTCCTGCTGACGCATAACCTAAAGCCCTAATTACCCCAGAATACGGAAGACCAGCGACTGGACCAAGACCTATAGGTGGTGGAGCAAGTGCCGCCGCCGCCGCTGTCTCTGTGCTTACTATCGTACTTGCAATAGCAAGTCCCTGCTGAACCGCAAAGGCCGCTTTATATGCGGCAGACTCTTTTCCTTTAGCTTGAGCGATCATGTCAGCCATGCTTCCAGCAACGCTACTCGCCTGGTTAAGAATGGTCATATCTAACGCAGCTTTTCTGTCTGCCTTCTTTTGCTCTAGGTCTAAAATAAAATAGTGTAAATCTAACTCTCTTTCTTTTTCGTCTTCGATTCTCTTGATATCCGCCTTTTCTTTCCTTGCATTCTCTTTAAAGAAAAAGGCGCTAAGTCTTTCTTCCCCTTTTTCAAAATCCTTATTTCTCTTGTCGGTTTCTTTGGCGGCTTTATCAAGTGCTTCTTGCTCTGCTTCTATGCCAGCTACAATTTCATCGTAATGAGCAATTTTTTCTAACTGCTGATCTATAATTGCCTGGTTAGCAGGAGTTGCGTTGATATATGCCTGAGACAGCCTTGTTACTTGCGCCTCTGTTTTTCCTAGTGCCGCCGCTTCAGCAGTAAGCGACTCAATAAGCTTTTCTGTTGCGTCTGTTGTTCCATCGACCTTCTTGGCGAGGTCTTCCATGTTTTGTTTAGCAACATCAATTATATCTTGCTGCTCTTCTATTTTTTTATTTATATCTTTTGTTCGCGCCGCCGCCTTTTCCGCAGTGGTATTAAACATCGCCAAGGTTGCTCGATGCTTTGCAATTTCTTCTTCCGCTTCTTGTACTTGTTCTTTGTAATCGTCCATCAAAACAGCAGCATTTTTCAACGCAATATTTTGGAGTACAGGATTTAATTCATCAAACTCATCAACTAAACCTTCTATACGGTCTTCTATAGATTTAAGTGCTTCAGATGCCTTAAAGAATGCAGGGAGCATACTTGTTCCGATAGCCGCACCAACAGCCAGGAATGCACCGACAATCGCACCTTGAGGACCAAACAAAGAGGCAACCTGGGAACCCTGCTGCCCTAAAATGATAAGCGGGTTTTGACCGCTCTGTAACATCACCGCGACATCCTGGACCTGATGACCCATTTGTCCCATTCCGCCACGAATCATCCGAAACTGCTTATCGACCTTTTTGCCGTGTTCAGCAGTTTTCTTCAGATTATTATTTAAATTTCTGAGTGTAGGAGCCGTAGAGTCTTTAGCATCGACTTCAATTATGACTTTATTTTTTGCTGCCATCTTGCTTATCCTGTTTAATCTTTAGGTAGGCCAGCCAATGCTGAAACTCAGAAGCGGTCATTTCTAATATTGTCGAGAGGGGTTGACCAAGATGCTCCGCAAGAAAGTACATCCAGTACAATTCTGTCGTATCACCTTGATCATTTATTAGTTTCCCTCAACGTCCTCTTCTTGCTCAGAAATGCCTAATACAAAGTTAGCAATTTTAGATAAGATTTCAGGATCAACCTTGGTTTTAAGCTTGTGCTTATCGCCTATGTCAAATACGGCTTCACCCTCAGAATCAGTGACCCCAAAGATGACGGCGTAGACCAAGTAATCAGAACTATCGCCATCCGCCCTGGTCATCCACTTTGCCTTATCTTCCAAAGATAGATTCTTTGAATAGAGAGTGGTTTCCCACTCATCTACTCGTAATTCTCTTATCTCTTTTTTGCTAAAGTGCGCTATCGCGCTTTCGATTAACTTACCCATTAATCAACAGTGCCGGTAGTTAACGCGCCATTACCAGTAACAGAGAATGATGCTTCGACCAGACCGTCAACTGCTGCGCTTTTGCTAACAGATGTAACGATACAGGCTCCAGACCACTCAACTTCACCAGAAGTATTACCAGTAGGATACAGATTAATTGTCAGTTCAGCGCCTTCTACAAGAGTTAACTGACCATTAGCGTCAGCATCATCCCAGATAGCATTGAATGAAGAAGTCCATGATTTCAGAGTAGGCTTATTGCTTACCCATGAGTCACCCATTACGGTGTCTGCAACTACTTCTGAAGTAGTCTCCAAAGACCAATCTTTGATTTCAGCGACAGCATTTGTACCATTGTATACCGCGCCGTTCTTACCAACATATGTTGCCATTTTTAAATACCTCTAAGCGCCATAGCGCGTTAATTAACGTCAGCGAAAATCGCCACTAAACAACAGCCTCAAGATCATTCTCTAATGTCTGATACTGTACTTCAATAGTAAGGGTTGCACGGCTTACCGGCTGATCACCATCACCATTAAAATCTGCTTCAAAACTAGTGACCATAACGTCTGACGCATAGCCTCCCAGTGATGAGTTTGTATATAAAGACTCTTCTACTTCTAAGCATATCTGATCAAGTGTATCGTCATAAGCAGACACGCCTTTAACGTATGCCTCTACGGTGAAAGACACCGTTCTAAGCTGCAACCTGGGAAGACCAATAGTCTGATACTCGGTTGCCTCATCCTTGCTATAAATAAGCAGCCCAGGTAGTTTTGCAGCCGCTAACGGGTAAACCCTACTCTGATAAACCCTGCTACCAGTAGTCGTAAGACCTGTAAGAGCCGTCTTCACGTTATCTCTAATTAGCTTTCTTACATGAGCCATTATTGCGCCTCTAGAGCCAGTTCAGTTATCCCGGTCCCATCTGCCATCACAATTGTGACTTTGTATGTGAACGACCTAATAAGAAAACTATCGCCTTCCGCTACACCTGAGACATCTGATGTCCTCAAAGTTAATCGAGGCTGACTTAAAGCAAATGGCACAGATCCGCCGACTTCGACAGACTCATAAACCTGATCAAAAATGGCCATAACTTTTTTACAGCCACCATTAACCGGGTTATACGTTACCTGCTCACCAAAATCAGAAAGCATAAGTAATCTGTCATCAGCGCGCTCTACCATCAGGCTTTCTTCTTGCCTCTCTTCTTAGGCTCATCATCGTTAAGACCAACACTACGATCAACGACAACTTCTGGCTCAGTGTATGGAATGATTCTAGATATACCCATCAACGAATTAACAGTGCTTGCGTCATCTAATTCAATGACATCTCCAGCCTTACACCCTCTACCGTTAATGACACAGCCTTTTATAACTTCATACTTCATAATCTTCTCCTTTAATTAAGCCGACTACTGGAATCAGCTTGAGTAAAGAAGGGGGGCCGAAACCCCCCGACTAATTACTGCTTATGCACCATCGTTGCCGAAGGCGAAGCTTACAGCGTGACGCACAGCCATATCTACTGACTGCAAAGCAACCAGGCGGATAGTACCGCTCTTAGACATAGTATATGGATCAACAGTAAGATCAAGTCCACCAAACATACCGATCAGCAGATCATCAAAGTTACCAAAGTAAAGGTTTCCGGCAGTAGCCTGATTGGAAACGATACCACGATAGCCGTTGATGCTTCCGCCTGGCTCTACAACAAACTGAGCAGTTCCAGAGGCCTTCTCAGTAGTCTTCAGAGCGCCGTACATAGAAGCAGGCATGATGTAAGACAGGTTGCCCTGAAGAGCGTTGTCTTCTGCAACAGCAGTCTCCAAAGTAACAACTTCAGCAAAAGTGGGGTTAGCCGCCGCGAAGTTAGTTACCTGGTTAACACCAGTCTGATTCAAGATACCAGTAGGCTGACCAGAAGAACCAGTGCCTTCCAGACCTGCTTTGTCGATTGCGATAGCAAGAGCGCGGCTCAAGTCATCACGGATCAGACCTTCAACGTCTAGGCTAGACTGAATCAAAAGCTGGCGAGTAACGTCAGTGAATGCACCGAGAGTCTTAGGAGCCAAAGACACCTGACCTACAGTCATTTCGCTTTCAGTTGCGTCACCACCTTCAGTGCCAATCCAAGCAGCAGTAGAAGCAGCAGTTTTCTTAGGAATCTTAACGTCACCGCTAAGTCCGCCCAGCATACGAGCGCCAGCTTGCATTACAGAAGACTGGTTGCGAAGTGCGTCAATGAAGTCACCGCCACGGAAGTCATCACTGAACAAAGCAGAGTCATCACCGCTGTTCATGTCACGCTTCCAAGTACGCAGAACTTCAGCAGGAAGCATAATGCCCTGTGCAGTTGTTCCGTACTGGTCAGCAGCAGCTCGTGAACACTCAAACTCAAACGCAGCAGCTTCTTGAGCGCGGCGATCAGTTGGGTTAGCAAGAGCATTTACTGCACGGGCCAGGCTAAACTTCTTAACTTCTTGATTGGTCATTCCCACTTCCTGATCTTCCAGGGCGCGCTGTGAACCAATGTTTTCTAGTAACTCACCACGGAACTCTTCGATGCTACGGCCTTCAGCAATTGCCTTACGAGCCATTTCACCTTGGTTGTGACGAGAGCCTAACTCAACAATCTGAGCGGCGTTACGTTGTGCGGTTTGCTGTGCTTCAGCCTTGACCGCTTCAATATCAACTTCTGACATAGTATTTTCCTCAACAAATGAAGTTTTGATTACGGGTTTGTTTGAAGGTTCGCTCGACCGTCCAACGCCAACTGTCATATCGGCAGGTATAGACACCAAACTTGCTTCCACGGGTTTCCATGACGTTGCACGATATGTGTTTTTGTCATTTCTATCCCGGTCCATCTTGCCGATAGAGTAGCCAACAGAAATGTTAGCCTTAATTCCATCAACAACATCAGAGAATGCCTCACGAGCCAACTCGCCTTTTCCAAAGCGAACTTTAGCGCGCAGTCTACGCGCTTGCCCATCAAGTTCTACCGATTCTACAACGCCAATCTGCTTCTCTGGATCGTGATCCAAAAGCAAAGGCGCTCGACCACTAGACAGGAAAGACAAATCAATTGCCTTTGAGTCATGGTCTAATATTTCGCTACCAAAAGATCGCTCTACCGGCTCTTCGCTAGATATGGCGATTCTTACGGTTCTCTTATCCTCATCGATTGGAGACATATCCATCTCCATCGCTCTATGCTGTACTTCAACAGTAGATGACCTGTCTGTTTCTTCTACTTCTACTTCGGGTTCAGATTCTTCATCATCGACCTTAGCATAAGTAACCACATAAGAATCATCTGTTTCTGCTATGTTTTTAATATGTCTTTCGCCAGTGTCTTCAGCAATATGGACGTTGGCTTCCACTTCTTCACTCATAATAAACGCCTCAAGGTCTACTTGTTCGTCCACTGCCCGATCCTTACTCGACATTGGATGTTCTTTAGGTAAGAGATCAACATCGTGCTTACCGCTTCTAAATTTACCATTACGCAAAACATACAAAAAACTATTTACTCTCGCGTATGCCCATTGCTCTGGAGACTTTACAGTAGGTCTTACTGACTGAGGATTAGTTTTATATGCACCAATACCTCGTCTAAATACTGCTTCTAAAGTTCGTAGGCTGGTTCTCTTACTTGCTGCATCACCAACCTTTTCATTGTGATCAGTTACCTTTTTCTCTAACGCCTTTCGTACACCACCACTAACTTCTGCTCGTTCCATTGATCTATCATCATCAAGCTGACCAGCGATTCTTCGTGACCACGAAAATCCAGCATCTCCACCCCACAAAGCCCAAGCTATTCTGCCAGCAGAAGGATAACCCTCTTCTCCAGGGCTAAACCCCTCGGCTTTTTTGTCTACTTCATGCCGAGAGAAAAACGAATACATTCTCTTAACAGTACTGAAAGACAACTCTTTGCGGTTCTGTATATCTCTAGCACGGGCTACACCAACTTCTGTGCCACCTCTACCATGCTCTTTGCGCCAAGCTAATCCCTTCTTAGCCTCTGAAACCATGCCATCAGTCGGACGGGTGTTTATGTCTTTACCCTTGTACTTCGGCATCATCTTCACCAATTATATCAGGATTAACAGCATTAAAGTTTGCACCAAACGGCTCAAGCGCGTACTTGATTCCGAACTGCTCGGCAGTGTCTTTGTCTCTAGCAATTTGCGAGACTAACTCTTCAACATCCTTGCCGTACTGCGAGGCAACGTCCTGAAGGCTCAGAATGCCGTTTTTAAGGCCGTTCACAGCAGCAGCCATCTCTTTCTGCGGGTCAACCCAAGACCAGGCTCTGCCGCGAATATGAGCCGCTGTATAGAATCTATCAAACTGTCTAACAGGGATGCCAAAGGTGTTTAATTCCATTGCACTGCCTAACCAACTACCGAATATAGGACAAACAAAGTGATCGACCATAAACTGCTGTAGGTTTTTGTAGTTATCCCTCTCCTCTAGCGCGCCCTGCCTGATAGAACTGTAGCTGGTAGCCTCAAGATCACCAGACAATGTTGGATAGCCAACACCCATAGCCACAGAAATGCCTCTTAGGACTGATTTGTGGAACGGGTCAAACTCATTGTTCGGATACTGCGGGTCAAAGGACTTAAAATCTACTCCGTTTGGAAGCTGATGAAACGTACCTGGACTAGCGTCCATGATAGGCATATTGCCATCAAGTTCGTCTGCAACGAATCCATCTCCACTCGGAGAGGTGAAAAAGCCCATTTTAGATGCGCCAATACGCGCATTTACAATTGCGGCCTCTCTTAGCGCGCCTAACTGCTTCAAAGCAGAGATACTAGACGATAACCAAGGCTCTCCCCTGGTTTGACCGGCTCTATTAGCCTTAAACAGGTGAATAACCCGGTCAGCAGTAATTCTGATGTGTTTTGTTGACTTCCCGGTTGTTGTGTAGTCGTAATCACCGGGATGATAGCTTAGAACATGATATGCAACAGGCTTTTTGAACTTATCTAGTTCAACACCCATGCGAATCTCATTTCCGTTAGTCAAACGCTCGTTTTTTTGCTCATCAACCTGATCAGGCTCAATAAATTCAATAGAAAACGAATCTTTGAACGATGCTCCTCGATGTTTGATGATAAATACTTCGCCATCACGGGCTAAACACTCAATTGCAAGCTTTTGAGCGTCAATCCAGGTCATTTTACCGTCTACAGTGCAATTTCCGAGCATGCCCCACGACTTAAACGCAGTTTCTACTCGCTGATTTCCGTCTGTATCTAGTTTACCAACAGAATCGTAAGCCTTGCTTTGTATGTTAAATCCCTTATCACCGACAACATTGTTGCGTAATAAATCTAGATATCTACGAACATACTCGTTATTTCTTGCTAAATCTCTGGACCTGGCCCGCAAATTACGCAGTGCAGGTCTTAATTCTGTATCTGCGCTAGACTCTGAAGGCTTAAAGTCGCTAAACAGATACCCTTGGTTGTTTGCCGCATAAGCCCGCTTGAATATCTTAGTCTTAGGCTCTTTCTTCGGCTTAAATCGATCAAAAATACCCATTTAAAATTTCACCTGTATTGTTGCCGAGCCTTTGCGACCATTTTTCAGGTCAAGCGTGTTTTTCTCTCTTGCTACCTCGCCTCGATAGAAGTTTCTGGCATCTTGCAACTCAGCAAACGTCATCTTAGTCAAAGATCGCCCGGCAATAGAATAACTAGAGACATCTGAGTCAGCTTTACCGGCAAGCAAGGACTCTATCTTATCAACCATTATTTGAGAATGTGTTCTAGAATCTCCAGTAGATGAAGATACATCCTCAGATACTGTGACAGTTCCCTGCCTAATAACAACTTGAGCATTGTCAGAGTTGCGCTTTATCTTTAGTTGCCAAGAATATTCTGCTTCAGCAAATGCCGCGCTAGATGTGCTTGTAATTGTGAACAGATAGTAACTACTAGAACCAGTTGCAGTTACAGAGATTTCATTTGCGCCGCCAGAAGTTGGCCGAGCAATGAAAGTAGAGGTGTATAAGCTTGATGGGTAGTCAGTTACCAGGTCAGACTCTTTCCACTGGATAAAGTCTCCCTTTATGATCTCTGATGGTACACCTTCAGGAGCGTTACCTGCATCAAAAGCATTTGCCATTTATTTACCCTTTAACGCCAAGAATTAACAAATCCTTTGCCCGTTTTAGGAACAAAGGAGTTTCCTTTAGGTTTAGCCTTTTTCTCTGCCGGTTCAACGCTACCATTCATGTCACGCTTATCCGCAAGAGAGTTAATATCAATATTCAGTATTGCGTATGCTGCAAGTGCGTATACGAAACAATCTAACGCCTCATTACGCGCCCTAATTTTCTGGAATACTCTTTTCTTATATCCTCTAGAAAACTTGGTAACAATCTTTTCTGCGGTAAGCTGCCTAAAGTATTCATCATTCAAGTCATCGTGAAAATGAATGTAGCCAGGACCTTCATCCTTAATTCTCATTCGAGCAAACAAAAGGTCTTTTACCGTATCAACACCAATCGGGAATAATAAGCATTTGCCGATATTGTTTTTTGATGGCCGACCAGCTATCGCCTTGCCTTCACCACCAACACCCTTAATCGCAAAAACCCGTCTAGCGTAGTTTTTCTTAGCATAGGAGTATACCGTATTTGTGAAGTGTCCACCAGAGTCCACGCAGGTAGCCCGTATAGGCAATTGCCTGCCATCATTAGTCAAATATGTTGTGAATAACCGAGTGTCTAAGGATGTCCATAATTGCGGCGTAGAGGGATCGCCATACAGAACTTGGTGATCAATTACCCATGACTCATCATCTCTTCCCCACCCGATTATGCTCATCTCTAATCGATCATCCTGGACATCAACTCCGCAGGTTAAGAAAATTACTTCTTCAGGGATTCCATCACCATAAGCTTCTCTTCTTTCTGCTAGAGAATAATCATCGATAGTTTCTCCCTGGTCCTCCCAGGTTTCGCCTAGATAAGTATTTGTCCAAACTCTTAACTGCTCTGGGTTTTTCCTCATCGCTAAAAAGTCTCTCACTCCATCGGCTAATGGTGTCCAGGGTGAGTAAAGACCAGAGATAGAAAACCCTGCAATTCCAGCAAACGGATTATCTGCAATCCACTTACCATTTCGTATTCCCCACCGGCGATCAGAGTCAGACCAAACCACAGAGCAATGCTCACACATGTAACCAGCAGTCTCTGGGTCACTGTCTACCCAGCGCACGTTTGACCACTTTAACTTCTGCATGTGTCCGCAGTGTTTACACGGAACCTGATAGAAACGCATGTCAGATGCCTCGAACGCTTCCTCGATTCTACTGGCATCTTTGTTAGTCGGAGTAGACACCATGACAATCTTACGGTTCCAGAATGTTGCCGCTCGTTTGCGCGCTAACTGAATAGGGTCGCCCTCTGATCCAGCACTAGCAGGATATCTATCAACCTCATCACATAGGACCAGGCGAATAGGTCTAGATGCCAAACCTGAAGGGCTGTTGGCTCCTACTAGAGTAAGGCTTCCGCCTGGAAAGAGTTTGTGTAAAGTTGTGTTCCCGCTGTCTCTTGCGCGAGGGTCTTTGACCTTACCTCGTAAGCAGGGAGTAGACTTGAGCAGTCCGTTAGCAACTCGATCCTTTGAGAACGACTGAGCCATCTCCAGAGTAGGCTGCAAACAAAGTATCGGAGAAGGGTCATTATCGATGTGGTAACCAATGATATTTAAGATGGCCTCAGACTTACCTAACTGAGCGCCTGCCATCACTACAACTTCTCTTACCTCTGGATCGGCACAGGCATCCATTATGCCCCTTTGGTATTCAGCGCGACTGGTATGCCACTTTCCTGGCTCACTACTTGTCTGCGAATCCAGTCGTCTTCTTTGGTCTGCCCACTCGCTTACGCTTAGTCTTGGTGGCGGCTTCAGTCCCGCTATCGCTTTCGTCAGATGTAGAACTAAGTCCGCTGGTAGATGCGGGATCGATTGTTGGCTCATAGTTGCTTAACTCTTCCAATGCTTCATTCATTAGGTCTTCAAGTACAGTTTGACAAAGTGCAGCATCACTCTCAGCAGACACAACTGGAGCGGCCTTAGTAGGGATTGATAACAGTTTACCCTTCAACGCACCCAGGACATCTTCCCATGCCTGGACAACATCAGCAGCCAGAACCAAAGTGCCGTGAACACGCGCTAACTCTAGTTCCGCTATCTCTGCTTCTGCGTTTACTTTTCTCGTTCTAGCTTCATCGTAACTAGAACCAATCTTAACTCCGCCTGTAGATGCCATGACTTCTCCTTTTTGTTCATTATCATCCCAGACCTTACGTTTGTAAAGAACACTACCGATTAGGATTAGGTTTGGTTAATTCTGTCTCTAGAATGAATTCGTGGCCGCGAACTACCCACCCGGTGGCTTTTTGGGAGTACCTTTCGCCCTAAAATTGCCCAAAATGTGGAGAATCTGCCCAATATTTGGCGATTTTGTGGCGATTTGTGTCGATTAATGACCGGACTAGATCAGATTGACCGGATTTTGGCCGGTTTATTCCGGCATAGATTCGCCCTTGATGCGGGCTGATTTTGCTGGATGGTTAACCAGTGGTTTTATGTACAGGTTTTAATTCGCCCTAGAATCGATTCTAAGCCGTCCAGGCTGACAATGGGTATTTATTGGGGCCAGGTCCGAAAGTCGCTTAGATCGCATTTTTTAACGGCCAGCTCGGCAGCTAGATCGCGCCGCCGGTGCTGTGATGCGCTGTCAGATTATCGCGGGCAAAAAAAAGCGCCCGATTTGGGCGCTGTGGTGATTGGTGGTGGTGATTAATGGCTAATTGATCCTAGGCCTATGATTAGCGCGATAGTAACAATCCCGCCGATTATGGCAATAAACCATGCATATTGATCGTCATCCATTTAATCGCCCCACCTATTGGCCATCATTCGCATCGCAATACAATGCTCTATTAGTTCCTGTTGATGGATCGTCAATTTAAACCAATTATCATCCAGCCAAATCATTTCCCATTCCGCCTTCAATTGGGCGAAAGTTGCCGCCCTGTTTAGGCGGGTAGTTGATCTGTCAAAAAATGTCATTGTCTAACCCTCCATTCATCAACTCAATGCAATAGCCATGGGGGCATTCATAGCGCCCCCAATCTAAATTGGCGTTGAACATAGCATCCACAAAATCATTAATTACATCGCATTCCTGTGGCGATACCGTATGCCCTATGCATTCATGCGCGCAATCATCCAGATGAAATAAAATTTCTCTCAAATGCAAAGTCCGCAAAAATAGTTTTGCCGCGTCAATATTCATTGTATTCCCCCATTTTCTATTCCGTTATTTTCTAATATGAATTCAACAATGCCCACAAAATGATTGAACATTTCTTGCGCTTCATCGGTGTAATTTTCATTGCCATCTTCATCGGTCACCCAATATTGGTCTATTGCGGATTCTTCAAGCATTGCATGTGCAAGATCACAATATAAACCGATATATTGGTGCGGCGCTAATTTGATGTTTTTGTAGTCGGTGGTAGTTACTTTTTTTAATTCAAACTGTCTCATTGGGTATCCTCCATATTCAAAAATTTATTGTAAGCAGATATCGCGTCACTGATATCTTCATAAATTCCATCTGGATTTTCATCATCTACTAAATCGCTGTAAATAATGCAATATTGCGGAATCGCCGCCCCCATTGTCTGTTCCAAATCCATTAAAACAACCCCAATAGCCATACCGTCAGCATTGCCGCCATTTTCGCTTGTAAGGTAAAAGCTGGCGCATTCATCATTATCCCATGATACGTCCATAAAACCGGCTTTATAAAGCGTTTTGAGATCATCGGAGGCCATATGGCGTTTAATGTCATAGTGTACAAAACGGCATCTAGGATGCGTTTTAGCCAACTTCCCCAACCAATGCAATGATTCGCCTTTATTATCTTTGATGGCCTCTACCCCATCTTTAAAGCGCGCCACAAAATAAAGATCTTGTTCATATTTATAGCCATAATCAACACAACCAAATAAACACCAATCGGTGTCATATTTTGGATATTCATTTTCATGGTCAATATAACCATTTTCGTCAATATCCGCCGGATTAATTAGCCAAAGGCATTCTTCGCCATCTTCAATTGCTAAATGGTGATTGTTTCCACCGCTATGGTAACAATAAATTTCGCCGTCATTTAGTTGAATCTTATTCATAATTAAGCCCCTATAGCTATTAGATTGGAATCTACAACAAAACCGGTTGTATCCTTTTTGGCCTTCCCTTTCGCCCGTAGTCCGACTACAACATGTCCGGCGCGCAAATTGTCCAAATCGCTTATATCGCCGTCTATTACTTTGCGCCCCATAAAATCAGTAGGCAATTCGCCGCGAAATACTACCGCCATCGGATAACCGGCGGGCATTTTTGCTACCTGATTTCTATAAGTGACCGCTCCGGAATAGCTGAACATTAATTTGTAATTGTCCGGCGTTTTGCCTATACGGTTAACGCGCTTGGTGTAATCATAGAAATCTAAATCCGCGAATAATTGCGGAATGCCTAATTGTTCCCATGCAATATCGCTAATGGTATTGAGTCGGACTACGCCGCGCACATTTTGGCGCTTGCATAATTTGTCGAAGTTGGCCAATTCCTTTTTGAGTTGATCAATAAAGCCGGATTGATCGGCATGGAAATAGGCCGTCTTGGCGCGCCTTGCATTTGCCACATTATCAAATCGACCGCGACCGGCTGACACCAAACAACCATCTTGGCATTTTGCGGCCTTACTACCGGCGCAGATAATGTCGTCTGGATATAATGATAGGGAAGCCAAACGGGTAGGAACTTTTTCGCCCTTTTGCGTTTTGGCAATTTTGGTGTTACTTGCATTAATTGATAATAATTTCATGATTACGCCCCCATGATTAAAGTGATAATAAGACCAGCCAATACGCCGATAACAATTACCGCCGATATCATGAAACCGTCCCAAATAAAACGGCGCTCTTGCGCCCGCTCGAATTGTTTGAGCGCGATATATTGCGCGGCGTTCGCTTCCCTTTTGCGGCGGTCAAAATCGCCCTTTAATACGTTATTGTTTGAAGTATTCATATTACCCTCCCGAAATGATTTGGCCGTACATGTAAGCCGCCGCCATAATCGGAGTGCAAGCCAAAAAAATGCCGATAGCGCCCAATAATTGGTTGCGCTTCTGTTTAGATATTCGCTTCTGTCTGAGTGACTTTTTCATGATGTAACCCTTTTTTGATTGACCGGATGATTCCGGCGTATTGCTAATATAACGCATTGCCCCGCCAAAAAACAACCCTTTTTGTTTATACATATATAGCACATTTTTGCCCGCTCTCAATTTGCGCCTTTTTGCCCGCATCGCGCCGCCTATTGACCCCGCCGCCAAAATGGACTCGGCAGCAGATACGCCACAGGTCCCGCCGTTCCTACGTTTTGACTATTTTTGCCCGATTTTGACCCTCCCAAATGAATCTAGATCGTATCCATGGGATAGCCATGGGATAGCCGTGGGATAGCCGTGGGATAGCCGTGGGATAGCCGCCAGAAAATAGCTGTGGAATAGCCTTCAGCCTGGACAAATTTGGTCTTATCCAGGGCGAACCAGGATGGAATAATAAATGCTTATTTACTTATTACGCAGTTATTTTCACATGCAGCAGAAATAGTCTGTTGATCAGGCTCCGTTTAGGCTTGGACAATATCCTTATCAGGAGTACTTATCAGGTAGTTATCAGGGAACGGACCTGGCCCATAATCTATCTGTGGGATAGCCGTGGAATAGCCGCAAGAATGTCAAGGGGTGCAACCAGGATAGTTTCACCCGGTAGCTGTGGAATAGCCATAAAAAAACACCCGACCAGGTAGCCAGGTGAATTCAAAATGTATCTGTGGAATAGCTATGGAATAGCCGTTAAAAGCCTACTGGTCCAGGTAGAGGTCTAGCGGTCTTCATCGCCTGGTTAAATGCTTTATTGTATGTACGTTTGAAGTGACGTTTGAAGTAAGCCAATGCAATTTTGTTAGCTGGCCACTGAGCCTCGTATTCCATCGATTTAATGTTAGTCCGTATTACCAGTTCTGGCGGCTTTCTTTTGAACCTCTTATACAATCCATGAGGTCTGTTATTACGCCCTTTTGGCTTACCATAGAAATAAAGCTTATCGTTTGCAGCTTTCTTTTTTATGGTGTTTCGCGGGATGTTTCCGTACTTGTTAAGCTTCTGTGATACCGGGCCAATCAGGTAGTTCATTCCCCTTAGTGGTGTCCTGGTCCCGCCGTAAGCGAGAAGGCTTAGATATTCTCTTTTATCCTCGATATAGACTGCTGAGTACAATTGCTTCTTTGTTGATTTCTTTACCCAGATACCACGCTTCGTCCAGGGGGTTGCGCCTCCCTCAACATAGTTATCGATAGTGTCTTTAAGAAAGTCTTGCGCTCCAAACATGGTTGCGTTGATTGCCCTGGAGAGAGAGAAGCGTACCTGGCTCTTCTGCAAGTCATTCAGGGTCTTTTCTATTTCATCCGTATCGATGCGTAAACTAATGGGCATAATAAATCTCGATTGTATTCACGGGATAGCTGTGGAATAGCCTTCAGAATGTATCTATGAAATAGCCGTGGAATAGCTTTAGGACCAGGTCCCGCAAACGCAGGTGACAGAGAAGCAAGTGCATTCTCCAGCCATCCTTTCATCCAAAAGATACAGCACTTCCTGCATCTGCACCCGGTCTTTATCTACCAATGCTTCAGCAAACCTCTCGACTAAATCTAGGTCTGCCTCATGTACGTTTTCGTCACAATCTATTCTGAACATAACCGGCCTCTCTTTATCCGATTATATCAAACTTCCGTGCCGAAGATATCTTCGCCTGGTAAATGCAGTTCGGTAAACTCTTGAGACTGCTCTACTGTAAACTTGACATGGTCAGCTACAAGTTCACACCACTCTGTTAATGCTTCTCTCACCGTATGCCGCTGCACATCTGTTTGCATAAGCGAATCCATGATCGCATCAAACTGGCTGAGTAAGTCATCCAACTCAAAGCAGATGCATTGGTCTATGCGGTTTGTTATTTGCATACTGTCCATCTTTCACACCTTTCGGTTAGTAATCGTGTGAATTGTGGACTTTTTAAACGTAAATGTAAACTATTGCAAATCGTCTACTGCTACGAGGGAAAGGGAAATAAGGGTAAAAACGATCATGTAAATTATCACTGCTGGCTCCTGATTAGTTAGGCGCGCATTGTATATATGATCAGATATGATTTGAAATGATTGTTTTAGATTAGAGGTATGTCTTTGATGATATATAAAAAAACCCCTAGCCAGATACGGAACCAGCTAGGGGTGGGGAAGTGGGGTTGCAACGATATTAAACAACCCCAGAGAACTCAGTAGCCCTTATCGGCCCCCAGCGGGCTAGTCTGGGTCAAAGGTACATCAGGGGAAAAGACCTCGGCCTAAAACTTTTTAGTAGATTGCAATCTCATACGCTATGAAACCAAACAGAGCAAAATAAACTACAGCAAAGTATGCGCGCTTAATTACTATATCTGTCATTAGCCATTGCTTTGCATCTTCTATCTTTACTTTTATCTGCGCTTTCATAATCGCTCTGTCCGCACTTTTGTGCGCCTGATCTATCAATTCTTTAATGTCCATTAGTGAACCCCTTGGTGCTGTTTGTAATCTTCTATCATGTATAAGAAGCTGTCCATTACCTTTTCTTCCAGCGTGTTTTCTATATACAGGTATATCTTGTCACGAACTTGCGAACAAAAATCCGAATCATCCAATATACCTTCAAAGTTATCTAAAGCCTCAGACCAAAAACCATCATTATCTAGGTCTTTTTTATGGTCATCTGCTGCATCCCTGAAAAACGCCGCCAGCATTCTTGATGATGACATACAGTAGGTCATGTGTAGCGCCAACTCATATCTGTCTGAACATGTATGCGGATATATATCATCTAACCAGGTTGGGTGTGACGCAAGCCACTTTGCAGATAACCTATCCTTAAAGTTATCGTCTAGATCAATGACATGTCCATCCCAGTTATGTGTGACACTCATCGCTTCTGCAACTATTTCATTAAGTTCTTTATATGACATTTTAATACCCTTGTTTTTTGAATGAATCAACATAGTAATAAAATATAAACGTCATGTAAACACTTTTGTTACATTTCCCCTATACGCCATTCCTGATCTTTTATCTGCTCTTTGAGATCACGAGCATATTGGATAACTTGCTCCCGGTTAAACTTAGGTGACGGCCTCCAAGCTAATCGTTGCATTGCCCGTATCCTCCTGGCCCCGTACATGTCTTCCATATATATACGATAGGCTTCCTGTATCTTAGTTGTCTTCATGCCGTACAGGTTGCACCCTGGACACTGTGGATGGCAATTCTCGATGTACAGTTTAAAGACTAAATGCCTGCGACCATAAAAGTGACCGCCCTGCATGTTTTTATAGTGATCTACCTTCCCACATGTGACGCACTGGCAGTACCCATTGTCATCAGATGCCTTTAACCTCACCAGCCTCTGCATCAGTTTTGCGGCCTTATCAACCTCTTGGGCTACGGTAGACTTCTTCGTCTTGGCCATCAATTTCCTCCTTGATTAGAAAGTCACAGTATTCTTTGATCTTGCGTATATCTTCAACGCCGCCTTTTTCTCGCCATCTTGTGATGTACTTAACGATATTTCCCTCACAAAAAGGTAGCTTGTTTGCCATGATGTACTGTATCGGCTGAATCGCCTTGTTTCTGTAATGGTCTCCACCGACTTGATTTTCTAGAACGCTCATTCTTCTCCCTCTTCAATAAGATTAATTTCTGTTGGATATCCAAGGTTACAGTGAGGGCAAACGCCGTAAGCACTACCATCATCACCAACCCAATACTCAAGGCTGTTACCGCAATCACAGAAACCCTTAGCAGCATTGACTCCACTTTTTGGAAACTGGATAACATTACTCATCCTTTAGGCTCGGAACGACAGTCTTTCTTGAATGCTCACCTGTCTTGTAGTGGTAAGTAATCGCATGTGCTGCCCTCCAGCTTACATAACCACCCCTAGCTGCATAGGCATCTGCCCCAGCTAGGGTAGGATGCCTTTCTACTATCGCACCCCCGCCTTCCGATGCATCTTGTTCTTTGTGGTGATAATGCCCGGTATGTATGTAACAGTACTTTGCCTGGCCCCACATAGCCCTGTATCGAGGCTCTGCGCTAAATAGTGTAGGCAGTGCTGTATTCTTCTTTTTGTGACCATGATGGAAGCCCAGCATTATCTCACCATGCAAATGGGCGTAGTACGGAAACTCCGTATCGTCTACCTCTAATCTTGGATTGCTCTTGTAGATAACCTTTGCTGCCTTCCTTAACCAGGCTGAACCGGATTCATCGTGGTTACCCTCACAGACCAGAAGCTTGACCTTTTTATGCTTGATCAACAGTATCTCAATACACTGCATGGTTATTGATAAAGCCATCTCAATTAGCTTTCCATATCGTGTATCGGCATCTAGAACATGCTTGCTGGCCGGTGTAACCGCGAGTAGGCCATCCCAGTGGAGGAAGTCACCCTGTAGGTTTAAAATCGCTAATTCGCTGTTAGGTGAGCCGTCAGCCATTCTAGTTATCGCAGATAGAGCCTCATGCTCTGCAATGGCCATGTCCCAACTGTCACCAGTCTCAGCGGACCAGGAATACATACCCAGGTGAAAGTCAGTAAGGGTATACAGAGTTAGTAGTTCTGAGTCATGCCCTTTAGGGGCTGGTATTTTAGGCGCAGGCTTCCATTCAAAGCCCTCGATAGCATCTACTATTTGATCTTTATTTAAGCCCTTAGATCGCTCTTGGATAACCCATTGCAGGGCTTTAGAACCGTCATCTTTATATGCAGTAGATATTCGCTTTGCTTCAAAGCCTTCTGCTGTTTGATGAATCAAATCTCTATGAGGGGACACGCCTTGACTAGCCGCAACTTGCTCTATCCTTTTGAGCATTTTATCAACGACCCGTCTACCGCAACCTAAATGCTTTGCAGCTTTGTTAGCTGATCCATATTCAATTACAGCATCTAATACTTCGTGATGCCTACTAGTCGTAGCAAATTCCTTTAGTATCCTGGGATCAATCTTATTCAATCGTCACTTCCTTTTAAGCATCTCCGACTCTGGATTACTTGGCCAGTCCACAGATATGCCTAAAGTATTAATTAAATGAGTATTCAATATATCATAAATTTCGCCATATTCCTTGCTTGTAGGCTGGGTAGTGCTTGTCTTGCCTGTGTAGGATTTCTGTATAGTCCCCCACAATTGTTCCCTCACAGTATTTTTTGTCCAGGGGATGTCAGCCCCTTCCTTGAATACATGTCTCATATCAAACCCAGCATCGTTTAGCTTATTAGCTAACCTTTCGCAGTATAGTTGCAAGCTGTTATTTTGTGCGGGTGATCGACTTCGGCCTTTCTTGTATTTATAGGTCACCGCACCATGCTCTTTGTATCGGGATCGGACTTGGGAGATAAACTCCTCAAGCCCGTGATCAGTTTCGACACACACAGTTTCGGCTTTCATAACTTTACCCCCAGCCATTTCTGAGACATCCTTTCGCAACCATTCTCAAGTCTAGGCTGATTCAATACCTTTTCCCTTGCTTCCTTGCAGTAACCTCTCAGCTTCTTAACTTCTTTGCTTTGCTCATAATACTCAGCAACAGACAAAAGATGCTTTGGCTCGCAATAGTCTAGGCCCTCAAGCCTGCCCTTTAGTGTTGATGAAATCACGCCACCTTTTGGACAATACTGCAAAGTCCAATTTGAATATTCCCTAACGGTGTAGGTTTCACCATCTATGAAATAGGGATGCTTGCCTTTAAACACTCTGAGTGTCGGCTTATTTTTAGCTGCCATAGTGCATCTCTCCATCAAAGTAACAGCCAACCTTGTCTAGGTAATACTGCTTCATCATTAGATATTTGTCACCTGTTAACCAGCTAATGTCGCACATCGACTCTTCTAGCGTTCTCTCTCTAATACTCGATTGACGTTTTTTTAACCGCCTGGAAAACTCCTGCTCTTGATGCTTCTGCAATTCTATTGATTGACCATTTTGCTTCTCAGCGTTAATTAGCCAGCGAGTACAAAAGCTTTTGATACCTTTAGGTGTCTTGCGCTTAGAAGGGTTGGCATCACACCACAGGTCCATTTTTACAAGTTCCCGCTCTACGTTAACGTCAGTGCCTTTAAACTTTTCCTTCCAGTTAAGGACCATCTCAGGGGTTGGCTCCCAGTCATTTCCATCATTAAGAATCATTGGGCATACTCCACTTAGCAACTTTTACTTTCTCACCATATCGATTACTAACCTCAATCATATCGGTAACTATAAAATGCCCTTGCGATCTCAATTCACTAATCCGTGCAGGCGCTTCTAGTATCCCAAGCTCATCCCAACAATTTAGTCTGGTCAGTTCTTTACCTTCATTTAAGTAATTTAGTATTCTTTCTCTTTGTGTCATTTTTCTTCTCCTGTGGTTTTTTATCTTTGCTGAATATTGCATCAAAGTTTGCATCGAATGCGGCCTTATTGGTTGGCCTTTGTTTACTGCCCTTGCTCATTTTTATACCTATTGCTTAAAGTAATCCATGCTTTTGCAGCAGTCTTGGGTACGACAGCATTGCCTAAAAGTCTAATTCTGTCCACCCTGTCGGGACACCCATCAACCACTCTACCCACGCTGGGTTCAGTTGGCCACGAGGCATCGATTCTTCTTTCGCCTCCGCTGACAGGTAGTATTTCTTTTTTTGGTGAGCGTGGCTCTTGCTCCCTATTGGACCACAATCCTTGTACTCTGAGGCTCTCGGTGTCGGCCAATTCCTCACCGCTCCCCCCAATGTAGTTCCTGACTTCGGGTTCTTGTATTGACCCGCAACCTGGATGTTGTCTTGGGTTGTCGGTGTCGGCCACATTGTCTCCGCTTTCTCCACTGCATCCTTCAGCTTCGCTCCGTACCAAGGGCTGTCCTGATCCTTGCTGTGCTTCGATCTCCACTTCCCGTTCACCAATTCCGTGGGATACCCTCCTCCCGTCACATCGAACACTGTCGCTTCCGGCCACTCCCCTTGATAAATCTGCATCGCCACCGGGTCTACTTGCTCTCTTAGATTTGACGGCCTGGTCCTGCCCTTGCGTACAGTTTGAGATTGTCTTATCAATGTCTCTGGGCTTTTCGCAGTCAGATGATCCATCGTGTTGGGCGTTGCCCATGATAAAGACTCGCTTTCTTTGGTGAGGAGCGCCGACTTCACGCGCTGAGAATATTCCCCACGTTGTGCTGTAACCATCTTCTTCCAAGTCGCTGATGACGCTGGGTAGTCCAAGCGAGATGTGTCCTTCGACATTTTCAAAGAAGCATTGAAGAGGTCTAATTGATTGCAAGTGCCTTCTAATGAACGGCCAGAGATGTCTTGGATCGTCTTCGCCTTTTCTGCTACCGGCTTTACTGAACGGTTGACAAGGGTAGCCTCCAGTAACAATGTCAACTCTGTCTCGAAAGATTTCCGCTGGGAAGGTTTTAATATCCGTGTATATAGGTGCGGGAGGTAAGAGTCCTCTTTCCATCTTGTTAACCAAGTTCGCAACGGCGAAGGCTTCGATCTCCACATAAGCGATGACGCGATGTTCAACCCCTGCAAGGTCAAGTCCTCTTTCGATGCCACCATATCCGCTGCAAAAGCTGATGACAGTTGGTAATTCTTTGGTAATATCCACATTTTATCTCCCCTAGAAAAGCTGTTCTTGTTGGAATGATTGCCATTTAGACGAACTATTAAATTGCTCGACTCTGTCAGCTATAACAGCAGCACGCATGTGCCTACTTGGCGGAACGTAACTCCCATAACTGCTTATTGCCCCACTATTTACTGCGGCGTTTGTGCTGTCAGCACTTGAGAGCGGGAGTCTAGAAAACACTTGCGGGTCAAGCATTCGTAGACCATGTAATCTTGCCTTTGGTCTGCCAATGTTGTCACATGCCGTTTCCATAACTTGCGCCATCCTTATCCACCAATTTTTTGTGTTTGGCTGAGAATACTGGCCGCTAGAACCAAGCGCAACTGTCCTAAAGTTTGCTACTAAATATTCAAGGTAATCTAACGGTTCATGCAAATGATAAACCGGCGCAGATTCAACTTCAGACCCTACTCTTAGCCATTTGCTTACCAATTCGTCATTTTGTTCTACAGTTCCATCTATTTTGTCAGGAATAAGGCAAAAATCTAAACATGGGTGACCGGCTAACTTATGAACCCACTCGTGATATCCATAGAAATCAACTTCGCCTTTACCAGACCGCCAAAAAGAAAATGCACCATTGTCTAAACAAAAGCTTTGACATAACTCAACAACAGATTCTAACTGGTGCGGATGATGATAACTAACTAAGCAGTGTCTTCCAGGCATAAATCTCTGCGCCTCGTCCAGTGAACCACCTATTGGTGTTCCGTGATAATGTATCATTCTGTCTCCTATGGCTCGGCAAGCCTCGCTCTACAAAATAATTAATATATTATATTTTTATATATAAGTTACTTTTTTCAACACATCCGAACCCTTTATGCTCAAGAGCATAATTAAAAAATCTAAGGGCAAAAAGCAACTTAGTGACTGAGCCGTATTCGTATTTAGAATCATGTGCCGTACCTGGCCATCGTTATTCCCCACTCGGCAGTCAAACCGATTGGAGGGTGCTAATAGAGGGGTCACTCTCGTTCGTGGGTTATTAATTCCCAGTCCACACACCCGAATACTGCGAAAGAAAAGTAGATATTGGACAGTAAAAGATACTACAGGACGTAGATATACTGTGTTAAACTTACCTTTCTTGTTACTCGCAAAGCAAGTATGGCTTTTCTCAAGGCCAAAGTAAAGCCCCCGCAAGGGGGTTTTGTTTTTATACTTCATCATTAAGAGCAACAAAGTCGTCCAGGCTAATATCAGCAATCGCACAAATCCGCTGTAACGTATGCAATTTAATATTCTCCTGCTTCCTAAAGCGCAATACCTGCTGCGCGTGACATCCCAGGCTCTCCGCGAGATCAACGCTCGATATGCCCCACCTGGCCTGCATCACCCTTAAACATTTACCAGCATCAGTCATTTCATCTAAATCCTGTGTTATTATCGGAGAGTGAGGCGCAAGCTTCACTTCTCCTATGGTTTTGCCCCCCTTTGCGGGGGGGCTTTTTTAGGCTAAAAGGGAAGGTCATCTTCAAGCTGTGCCATTGTCATATCTTGCTTAGATGGCTCTGCTGGCTTATCTAAAGACGGCGGATTGTCAGTACTAAACATAAAGCCTAGTTTAGCATCGAGGATCGCAATACTGTTGACTGGTCCATTGTTGCCGTTAAACGTCCTTATTTGGCATCCTGAGCCGCTCACCTCTACTATCGACCCCTTGACTAACACTTGCTTGTAAAAGTTAGCCTGAGCGCCTTCCTTTGCGAATACGACAGCCTCGTAATTAGTCCACTCATCTTCCTTTGTCTCTCGGTTGTAGAACTTTACTCCAAGCCTAAAACCGAATCCTTGACTTGATCCAGCCTGGAATTGATTTGCAGGCTTATTTAACTTACCAGTTACGCTAATGCTCATTGTTGTTTCTCCACTTGGGTTTTAATTGCAGTTGCAGCCGCCTTAACTTCTACGGCCATTTTCTCTATAAACTCATCATCCCTTTCCACTCGGACCAGGACATGAGGCATCTTAGGATGGTAGGTAAATAAATCCCACCAAGCCCTATCGGTTAGCCACATACAACCTTGTATCTGACACCAATACTTCTTTACGGCTAATGAAGGGTCACGCATGTATGAAGCCTGCGTTTTCGCGGCAGGACACTTGATCTCTAAGCCACCTACGGATTCTCCGTTCTCAGTAACTAGGCCGTCAGGTGAGCATCCGTAGCTGAAGCTAGGGTCTACAATAAACCCGCACTCTAGCACTTCATTATCGGTTATAAACTCGTAGGCTTCTCTAGCCTCCGGCTCAAGCAAACTGCCTCGCTCGGTATGCGAGTTACTGAAATGCTCAGTTTCACCAGTTATGACTTCTGCGACTAATTCATCGATATAGCCTACGGCAGACGATGACGGCTTACCTGTCATAGTGATCAGCTTAGAAAACATACTGGCGGACGGCTTACCTCTGCGTGAAGCAAGCCACTCCTCCGTTCCCTGCTCGTGGTCCAGGATGATCACTTCTTAGCCTCAAGAGCGGCTACGGCTCTGTCGTAGTGCATCGCTGATATGTGATCCACAGAATTGACCTTCATCCATTTGCAGAACTTCTCATCGTCAGTATTAGTCTCATCAAGTAATTTCTTGATGCTGATTATCTGATCATCAGTAATTAACTTCTTGTCATCACCTCTGACCATTGCTGATTCCGCATCGTCATCCACACTCGGCAGACCAAAGATAGATGTCAGGGAATACCTACGAATGTACGAAAGAAAACTGCCCAAAGCCTGACTGTCCTTCTTGGCCAGCGGAAATACGATATCGTTCTCCAACCACTGCCCAGATGTATGCATGAGTCGCGTACAAACGCCAACAGAATCCCCATCATTAATCGGGAACTGTACATAGCTTAAACCGTGGTTTGAGAGAGGTTGCTTGATCGCCTTAATAACGGATGTTAAATCGGCATAGCTGGACTTAAAGAATGGGTTTGATGAGTCTTTTACTGCACCGCCCATCTCTGCTTGCGCGCACCAAAGAGCATTGGCTATTGCGTCTACTTTTTCTGATTGTTTCATACACTTCTCCTGTTAATGGAGAAACAGTATAAACATTATACAACTCTAAAACAACAGTTGTGTTTCTAGTAAGACCAAATAGCGGGAGTTGAGAAGCCTTGCTCTTCGCTGCAATCGTCCAGGTGTATAAACCTACCTGATCCTTTTTGCTGTATACCGATACGCGATATGCCGTGCTTCTGTGCTATACGGATGACCTCTAAAGCCTTTGATCCACTACACGCGATGTCAACGGCCTGCCCGGTGCTATGCGCTCCTGGTCCATTTACTTTGCGCGCCTCGATGGGGTGGTTGGGGCATCTGTAGGCAGACGATACAGTAAAGCCAAACCCAGCTTCATGCCTTATGGCATTGAGTTTAGCCAGGAATCCGAGATCAAACTCAACAGTATCGCAGCCACATTGGCAGGTTAGTTCCTGGGCGCTAAAATAATTAGGGGTCTCTGACATTACTTTCTCATGTTCATTAGTTTGCTTGCGCCTTTGATGCCAAAGCTGGCTGAGATGGCCACAAACAAAAGATATTGATACCACTCTGGCAGATCATTAAGAGCCGCGAATGCTTCTTTAACTCTATCCACTACAGTCATGTCACCAACTACTATCGCATACCCAACCATAAAGATTGGCACCGCTAACACAATAGTCCAGAACTCATCTTTCCAGCTATTAGCAGAAGCATCAGCCATCTTAGCTTCCCAGTCAGCATCATTCTGAATCACGTTCATCTTGGCTTCGTGCTTCGCTTTAGCCTGATCAGCCTTGTTCTTTAGGAACCCGCCTGCTAATTCTGCAATGGGGCCAAGTAATAGTTTGAGCATTACAGTATGCCTTTCTCAATTAAGAAT